GCCAGACAGCGCGCCAAAACCAGCCCCGCCGAGAATGTCTGTGGCTGTGCGTCCTACTAACCCGGTGTTGAGCCGAGCAGCCAAGCCTGGCGCAACCCTGCTGGCAACGTTGCCGGCTGCTCTCATAAGCTGGCCGCCACCAATTACGCCGCCGCCGATACTCGACGCCATAGACGCCTTGGGGTTTTCCTGCTGATAGCGTTCGCGGGCAGCTTTCACTGAGCCAAGGATATCTTCGTATTCCTCGCCAAAGGACTTGTCCGTGAACGGCGCACGAATGGCCGCGTTTACAGCGGATGAAGCCTTCCCAGCCAAGCCGCCTGTAGCCGCGTCCGTCCAGTTCATGCCGGCGCCATATGGAATTTCGTATGCCGGTGACTTCGCCTCTTGCGACAGAGACGACAGTTCGGAGCGAAGTGCCTTAGACTGATCGGATTCCCGGCTTTCGGGCGTATTGGCGGCCTGGGCTGCTTCCTCGCGACGACGACGGGCGCGAGCAACCGCAAGAGCTTTCTGCTGTTCAGGCGTCATTGAAACAGCTTCCTTTCTTCCGGCGTCATGTACTTCCAGTCGTCAGCGTCAACACCTTCAGGTGGCGGGCCTGCGTCACCTTCTGCGGGCGGCTTCACGTCTGACAGTGGGTTCGGAAGCTCCCGCAGCATCTTGCGGGCTTCCTGTCGGCTGATTTCGCCCATAAGCACCTGATCTGCGATTTCGCCCTGACCCTGCTTGTATTCGGCCATACCTCGCATGACGCGTAGGATCTTTTCGTTGCCGCCAGGCTGGTTCCACAGGCTCGGGAGAGAACGGGTGAATAGTTCAACGTCACGGTCGGACATAGAGCCACTACCGGGCGCCCGCTGTGTCGGGACTAGCTTGTTGATGAGAGCCTGAACAGCCTGAAGGTCGCCCATTCCTTCGCCGCCAACGCCGTATTTGGCCGCAATGCCGGCGATACCGGAGAGCGTGCCGCCCTGCCCCTTCAGTAGCCCGTCAAGCTCGTTGATGATGCCGATGTCAGCGCGGGCGCTAAGGCCTTCCGTTGCCATCGTGTCGAAGGTTTCTGCCTGCTTTTCGGCAAGCTTCTTATCGAATGCACCTTCTGCCTTCTGGTCGATGTTGACAGTTGTCCCGCCGCCGCCGATCTGCGCGACCTTGTTGTCTGCGCCGATCTGGTAGGCTTTCGAAGTGTCAAGGCCCATCTGCTGTTCTTCGGCATCGGTCAGCGTGCGGAACGTATCTGGCTTGCCGCCATAGACCTGCTCAATCTTGCCGGTTCGCTTGTCTGCTCGGAAAATGGAGCCATCCTTGCCGGTGATCATGTCGTAATCCGGCCCAGGATTGCGCATGGCCTCCAGTTCGAGACGCTGCTTTTCCATCTCCATCTGGCGGACAGGATCGTTGGCTTCCTGCCGGCGCTGCATTTCCTGCATCAGCAACTGCTGGCCGGCTTCTGCCGTGTAGGGATTGCCGAGGAGTTCAGCGATCAGGGCGCGGTTATCCTGTCCCTGCGGCTGTGGCTGTGCGGCGCCGAGAGCGCGAGCCTGGGCGACCTGTTCTGGAGACGCTGCAGTGCCGCCCATGAGAGCCGGAACAATACCGCCTTGAGCGTTGGCAAGCTGCTGTGAGCCTGCAAACTCTGCCGGGATCTGAGCGTTAACAAGCGACTGCGAATTCGGCGGTACAGGGTTTGCGCCTACATTGATTGGCTGAGGGAGAGCCGCGACTGACATATCGTCAGCCTGCTTACCGGGGAAAGATGGCCCGACATTTCGACCGGGAAAGCGTGCCGCATATTCCGGGGTCTGTTGAAACGCCGTCACTTCATCGGCCAGAGATGACGGTCCACCCTGTGCGGCCATAGCGTTGACTGCGTCAGTGGAGGTCATGCCAGCCGATGGGTCTAGGCTGGCAACCTGTGTAGGCTGTTGCTGCCCTTGGAACGTCGGCAGGAAGGAATTCGCATAGCTGAGACGGTTCGCAGCCTCACCGCCTGGGCGGTTCCATCCAGCGAACTGCCATGCACGGTTCATGAGCTGCTGCGCTTCATCAACGGATTTGGCGTTGTTCAGCGCCGCGATAAGGTTTGGATCCTCCTGCAGGAAGAACTTCGCCTGACCGGATGGAGAAAGATCACCCTTCGACGCGAGAGCCTGATATCGAGGACCGCGCCACGACATGATACCGCCAGCGGTTCCCGGCTGACCACTTTCGCTAGGGTCGCTCCAGGTCCGGTTGACGTTGCCTGGAGAGAAGCCACTTTCAGCCTTGGCTGTTGCTGCTACTGCTGCGAGGCCATAGGGATTTGTCAGGCCGCCAGACTTCACGGTGTCCATGAAGTTGGCGTAAACCTCGTTCCCGCTCATATCGACCGGCTTTGAGGGCGCGGAGACGGTTTGTCCTGCGTTACCGTGCCCTGTCGTGAACGTGGACGAGCCAGGGCTAGATGTAGCTGCCGCCTGAGACGCAAAGCCCGGAGATCCGCCACCATAAACGGCATCGATCAACGACTTGTTGGCGCTGGCCCTATTGGTCGCGTCCTGCTGCTCAGCCTTCCCTGCCTGATACTGGCCGGTGAGGGTCATAGCCAGACGCCCAGCAAGCTCAAGGCCCGAGCTAGGAGCCTTGCCACCAGAACCGGACGCTATGAGAGCCTGGGCCATTTTGCGGCGGCGCTCGACTTCCTGCGGCGTCTGCCCTGCCTTGTCAGCGAATACGGCCTCAAGAATAGCCATTAAACGCCCCCGATCATGTCATAGTTGACTTGGTAGAAATTGCCGCTCTTGCGAACAGCCTGCGGCATGACCTGGGCAATTTCATCAGCCATGACGCCACGCTGGCGAGAACAGCCGATGTCATATTCGTAGATGCCAACGCCGAGGCGGTGAGTGCCGACGCGGGAAACGTTCGACTTCAGGCGCCGATCCGAGAACATCCAGCCGCCCATTGCCGTACCGAGGCCGAGGAGACCAGACATATTCGACTGATAACCCTGCATCTTCTGCTGATAGGCATTGTTCGTGATGCCGGCCACGTCAGTACCGTTCACCCCAGGCTGAGGCGTGTTGACGAACTGGGGCGTAGTTACCTGACCTCCACCCATGAGAGCGGAGATTTCATTGATTGGCTGATTGCGCTCTGCCAAGGCTTCCTGGACCGACTGCGCCCTGCCCTTCAGCAGAAGTTCGTTGTAGGCGTCGTTTTCCTGCTGCCCGACCGAGGTCATGGCCCGGTTATACGCCTCTGTGCCGGGTCGGATGCCGCGATTGATCAGATCGGCCTCAGTAGACGAACGGCGCTGAGCGTTAAGAGGATCGAGCCTCTTGCGGCCAAGCTCCATCAGACGGCTTTCCGTGGCCTCGTTGTTGAGGTTGACGGGCTGGGACAGAACGCCGCTGAGCCTGTCAGTCTGGCCGATTGCCAGATCATTAAGCTTGCCGCCGAGCGTCGTTTGCTGCTGATAAAGCTTCTGCTGCTCGGGAGAGTAGGTCTGCGTTGCCTGATAGCGCGGCGTACCGTCTTCCCACTTGCCAATCTGCGTATAGGACAGATTGCCTTGAGGCGTGATCTGGTTCGTAGCGTTCAGGCCATACTGCGCAATTGCCGTCTCTTTGTTGGATTGCGCCTGCGCGGCTGCTGTTTTGGCCGGATCCGGTGGTTTAGGCGCACTCATCTTGCTTCCTTCCAGTAACCGTTTTGGACGGCTTCATCGCGGAGAAGACTGAACACGATGCCGTCTTCCTTGCCGTAAAAGCGGCGGGCCACGCCCTCAAACTTGAATTTTAGACGGGGGACAAGCTTGCAGACGCGCTTGTTAGACCTGCGCGTCGTGACAGAAATCCGCTGGCAGCCGAGCTCCCCGAAAGCCATGTCTCCGATTGCCTGCCAGGCGCCGCGAGAAATGCACCCCTTGCCGGCGAGCGTCATTTCAACGCCGTAACCGGTGTAATTCGTGAGTAGAACGCCACCAACGATGCGGCCTTCACCGCTCAGGATGCCAAGAGCGCGCATTACGTCGCAATACTGATCGCCGGTCTGGCCGGCCACGAAGGCGCTGACAATCTCGGGTTCGTTTCGCAGCAGCATCATAGGTATTCGCCGCTTTCGAGAGTGAGATTGAACCCATTGACCTGCAGCGTGATTGCCCCAGTTGAGCCGATAACATCGAAGCTGCTTTCATCGAACTGCCCAATATCAAACAGCCCAGAGCTAGCTTGCCCCTGTACATCGACACGAATATTGATCGCGGCGTTCTGGCCAAGGCCGCGAACCGAAAGCCAATCGGTGACCGTGTTCTGTGACTGGCCCCACGCGTCCACATTCCAAACCATCTGGTTCCAAAGGCCGGACGCCCCAGAAATGGACGATAGCTGAGTAAGAGGGGCACCCGATCTAAAGTCGGTATCAAGTCCGATTGAGGGGACAACAATTCCATCGGTGGAAAGAAGAGGCTGAATCATGGTCCAGCGCTTCTTGACGCCTCTCTGCCCGTAATACTGGAACGACGTTTTCATCAGGGCGGTGAAGTTGTCGAGATAGTCGGCGCCTGACGCATCCGCCTCGTAGACCGTACCGTCGTTGCCGCCAAAATAGAGCCTGTCATTGAAGACAGCGAAAGTATTAGAGTTTTGCCCTGTGAACCGGCACCATGCCCCCGTTAACGTGTTCATGACAAACTGCTGCTGCGTCGTGCTTTCAACGATTGGAACGTTGAGGATAGCCATTGTCCCCTTAGGATACCCGACCAGTTCCCATCCGAACGAATTCTGAGCCAGGCGAGCCGCGTCATTCATGGCGCGTTGGATGCGCCCGGTAATAGCCACCCGCTCAACCGCTCCACGGTCGAAGGAAATGGCATTCGACAGCGGGTAAACCCCGTCAATCGTGATGACAGCGAGGTCAGAGCCGACTTTCGTAAAGCAGCGGCGGCCGAGAGGGGCGCCGAGATTGAAGACGCCGATCAGCGACCACGTTGCCGCCGTATCCGGGTCCGTGCCGGCATAGACGATGATCTGGCCGCGAGAGGTGACGAAGACCGCGTAATCGTCTGGCCCGTCGCCAGCATCACGCGACCATGTTCCCATAGCGACGAGATAGCCGCCCATGGACATCAGGCCGCCTAGTTCGAACTCCGTAGCTGCCCCACCAATGCTGTCGGGCGCCAGATATGCTGCCTTCGTGCTATCGCTCAGGACGAACCAAAGCCGGTTTTTGTGAGCATTGACGTTGATGATGTCGCCAGCGGAAATGCCTGTAATAGCGGGCGTGGCGGCGAAGGCTGAACCATCATAGGTGAACGGGTCGTCCGCACCGTTGCAGCACCAGGCAAAGTGCCCGCCCGTCGTGGTGAAGTTCACGTACTGTACGCGGTCGTTTGAAAGCCCCGTAATTACAACGTCTGCCGTCGCATTCGTGAAATCCTGAGCCGAAACATCGTAAATGCCGCCCCCAACGACAGCGAACATCTTATTGCTAAGCGCGCCGTTATAGACGATTAGGGTTTCAACCGGGCCATCTACTCCGGTTGACCGCTGTAGTGTGTATCCCTTGCGGATCTCCACATATTCCGCCTGCGGAAACCAGTTATCGAGGGTAATAGCCCGTTTTGCCGACATCTCCGCCAAGGGCGACGAGGTATCCCAACCTTCCGTTGGCGCAGGGAGAGACACCCCCCGCGACACTCTGTGTTGCTGAGGGTTTCGGCGGAGCGGTGACAGCATCTACAGGTTCCAGTTGCCATCCTGGACGCCCGGGTAACGGGGGCGTCCATAGTCTACACGCTGTGCGAAATTGATCGTCCGCTTGGAGCCAGAGCGGCCCAAGGCTTGGGAAACCTGCAGTTCGTAGGTGCGGAACGCTTCGGAGTAATCGAAGCCCTTGGCTTTGAGGAAGCGCCAAATCACCCCGAGGGTAATCAGCTCTTCGTCAATCAAGGATGTGTCGGAGTCTGCGGTGAATGCGGCCTTCGGGATGTCGTCTGTGTCCAAAACCCATTGGTTCGAGACATATTCGAAGGCGTAGACATCGCCGGCCGCTGGAACAGGGATCATGAGGATGGAACCACCACGGATGCGGTAGCTGTCGTAAAGCACGGTCGCGAGAATGGATTTCTGCGCCTGCCATTCCGTAGGGCTGAGAGGGCCGACGACCTGACGCTTCTGAGTCCGATTGTAGAACGTCTCATTCAGCATATGGTCATAAT